ATCGATTCGTAAGGCTTGTTAAAAAATGAGGTTTTACGGTAAGATAGGAACGAGTGAGAACAAGCAAGAAAGATTAGAAACAAAGTCCCCTTAGTTAAATGGACTAAGAGCGATACTAGCGCAACAAGTTGAAAATATTAGATTTAATTACTAAACCACACCAATTAATGTACTTAAATATGTACGCATAATATTGTTTATGATGCTCGGTCTGAAAGGTTTTTTCTGTAAATTGCTATAGCTTGATCAACAATTTCAATCGGGTAATGAGCATTATGAGGTATACCGGCTGGGCATTTGATCTTTTCCCCACCTTGCTCACTTCTTATCTTCTCGCACCACTGCCATAACTCGTTTACTGACTTGTCATCATAATCCAAATCCAGCTCTTCAAGCCGCTGCGAGACGGTTCTAAATGGCGAAAGGTCTCTCAAGCTTTCCATTGAACTAACTCTTAGCTCAACTTCTCCCACCCTTACTTCTAGCTGTTCCCTTTTCTCAATTTCTAAAGCCAAAAGTCCAACTGTTTGTTGCAGGTTATGAGCTAATGCTGATATTTCAGAGCGGGGCTTTATCGATGGTGGCGGGTAGTTGCCAAACTTTCTAATCGAAGGAAGTACATCATGGAAAAGCCATCTTTGGAATTTTTTTCCGGCAGGAGTTACGTCTTGTGCTAAGACTCTGTAAAGACCTGGCTCAGTTAAAAATGTTTCTGATATTTTTTCGCCATCGACAGTTAAAGGCAGATTTTTGAACTCATCTTCATCAAGAGTAGAGATCACAGCTTGTAAGAGAGACCCCATCCTAGCTGTAGGCTTGCCTTCCATCTTACGGTTTTCGGCCGATAACGTTCTTATGACATCTGATAATGAGACATATACCTGCCCATCATCTTTAATGCTTCGGATGTAACTCTCGCCGCATTCACCTTCATAGCAAAGCTGTAATAGGTTTTTTTCCATGATCTCCCCCCAATCTTTTTCAGAGATTATACCCAAGCAAGAACTCTTGTCATGGAGTGTCAGGGGTTGAAGGTTCAATTCCTCTCGTGCCGATCAAAATTCCTAACTAAAGCAGCCTGTTAAATCTGCTTTTTTTATGCCTGAAATCTTAGGTGGTATAACTATGGTGAACCGGGGGCAAAACCAACCAGTGAGCGTACAGCCTTTTTGGGTCTATATCGGCCCGTTGTCATGCCAAACGCTCATGATTTCGTAAGTTACTTTTCCCAGCACAATGACGTCGTCAAGTGCATCACCTGCGATTCTCTGTCCATCATCAGTAATGACGCACCGATCGCCTGTTCTTGCCAGCATAGATATCCCTTCATGCACCAGCGCCACCCTGTCACCTTTTTTAACCGGCACAGACTGGTCAACTACCAGCATGCCTTCATCCCGCTCGATGAAGAGAGTTGAGCCTGGGTTATGCACGACGAGATCGTTCACGGTGAGCCGGCGCTCGATGTAATCTTGTGCGGGCGACTGGAATCCCATTAGAGCCTCCCGCCATGATAAAACACCTGAAACGTCCGCTCTTCACCTTCTTTAGTCGATACGTCACGGAACGTGGTGGTGTAGATTTCCACCCAGCGATTCGCCTCTTTCAACGTAAAATGCCAGTTTAGCTTTGCCAGCTCTTCGACAAAATCAACTGTCGTTACAGTGCGGCGGCCGCGCTGATCTATCTTTATCGCGTTTCTAAAAGCCACCTCTTTTTCGTAATCGCGCGCCATAGCCTACCCTCCCTCATTAATTTACTGTATATAAATACAGTAATATTGAGAATCAACTTTGGCAAGCCGCTGCGGTTCGGAATTTTGTAAAGCTTGGACTGGTGCGGGAGTTTTTCTGGATAAGCAAGGCGCGGGCGGTTAAGCTTTAATCAACCCACCCCGTAGCCAGCTCAGATCGGCGCGGTATACATCTGCCCCGTCGCCGGGGCTTTTTTCTCCGTATATCTCTAGCGGATCTCTACCGACAATAAAGGCGGGCATAAGGCGCTTCCCGTTAAGATGAGCTCTTATGTTTATGAGGTAAGATGAGGTAATCTTAACTTTGCGTCAGTGAAGATTTGCTACATCACTATCAATCAGAGGGTTGTTTATGTATTACACAGAAATTGAAGGGAACATTAAAAATACAGGAAATGCATATATAAGCATAAACGGCTACCCTGTTAAGTTAGATCTATCTAATCCTCATGAACGACGTTATGCGGCCTGTGCAATTCTTAACATCCAGTATCCTCAGTATGATATTGACCAAATGTTAATTAAAAAGTTTGTTAAGAATGGTGATAAAGTACTGGATGCTGGTGCAAATATTGGTTTAACGGCATTACTTTTTCTAGAAAGTGGCGCATCCTCAGTTACAGCGATTGAGCCAATCCCAGAAATCTACAGCAGAATAAAAGATATTGGATGTCCAAGTATTAAGGCGCTTAAGGCGGCACTTTCTGACAAGGAAGGGCTCATCGATATCTATGTTTCTGAAGCTCATAATCAGGGTTCAACATATGATGTTGAAAGCGTGAATATGTTTCGGCACATCTTCAGTGAAGAGCCAAAAAAAATATGCGTCCCTAAAATTACCATTGATGGGATAAATGATAACTTTAACATTTGGAAAATGGACATCGAAGGTGCGGAGAAAGACGCAATCGTAGGTGCCGCCAAAACTCTCAAATCACACCCACCAAGAGTAATATTTTCTGAGTTATGGGGTAATAAATTTGATGAGTTCTATAACATGATTAAGGGCACACACAATTACGCCTATAGAGCAGTAATATCTAAAAATGATTACTCGCTAGTATTAATGGATCCCTCAAAGTTCACTAGCGTTGAGAATGATTACCACTCTATTTCCCCTACTTTTGTATTTTTGCAAGATAAATTAGACGAATCAGCTTAACTCCTGCTCTTCGAAAGGCAATTGTGAAGGGTTCTCTATGGGGTTTGATGTTAACTTGAACCCCTTATCAAAATAAAAAAGCCCATCCTTTTTGTTATAAAACATTCCTATTTCACACTGTTTATTTAGGATTGGTACAAACATATACCCTTCCATTTTAAAATCTTCACTGTCCGCAACAATAGTATTCATTACTTCAATATCGCCGTCTGCAATCATGGCCAAGTTAACCGTCATTATGCATACTCCTCAATTATCATTATGCCTGAAATGCCAGCATTACCCTGAACTGCTGATGTGGTAACTGGCAGACCAATCCCACCAGAACCGTAATACCCCCCCTCAATAGGTGATGGCAATGGCATCTGCCCGAGGCAAGTCCCCGGAGTAACCTGAATTACAGTACTGGCTTTTGTGATTCCTCCAGATGAGTTGATAGGCGTAATTGTTGAAGTGATTGGCCGATTTGACAAGCTAGCCCCGGCGGCCATTACACCTGATGATGGAGGCATTGAAACTCCTCCCGGACCACCTGGCAGAGAGAAAATAGAGCCAAAAGATGTTGCCCCGCCAGTCCCTCCCGTATTCTGACCTGCAGCTGCAGGTGCTCCTCCTGAGCCAATGATTATCGATACTGGCGCAGTAAATGCCGAAACAGGAATCAATACGTCAATATATTGTCCGTAATACCCGCTTTGAGACATCCCGCCATTGCTTCCATTAGAGGCCGGCTCGCTTCCACTGGCGCCACCGCCAGCAACAGCCCTGACTCGCAAAAGCTTAGTTCCCTGACTCGGAGTATAATTGGTTGATGCAAGTATTGTTTTAACTGCCAGCAATCTTCCATTACTTACTAAAGCTTTAATTGCCGCCAGAAGTTGAGAGTTGTTATTTTTATCTAAAGCTAGCCCTGCCGATTCAATGACTCTTGCAATCTCTTCCTGAACCGAATCAAAAAAATCGGCATCGAGGGCTGTAGGTAATTCACCGGTCTGTGGATTGCCCCCGGTAAAACCATTTTTACCCGAGCCAAATTTATCCACCTGAGCGGTTGATGTGTCGATACGGTGCATATTTACTCCGGATATCTGAAAATTACGTAAGTATGGGAGGGAGCCAGCTTATTGAGCACGCACTCTGCAACGGTGTCTCCCCACGTTCTGAGGCTGTCAGTGCAGTTGCTGACGGCTGTCATTGATACTATCTGAGTCGTCACTGGCATGTTCACCTGCCAGTAGTAACGCCACTCATCGCTGTAAAGCGAATCAGTGCAGTCAGACAGGCAGGTAAACTGGCTCCTGCTGTACCGGGTGATAGTCACATCGGTATAGCCAAGCGCACTCAGCTGGCCTAGATAGAAAGCTTCATTGATACCACCAGGCAGGTTTAATTTGGCATCAAGCCGCTGTCGCCTTTGCTGCAGAGTCTGAACGCCGGGTGGTGCACAACTGTCAGGAAGTCCGCTTATCTCTTCATAACGGTCAATAAGCTCCGTTACCGTACGGGGATCGAGTTCCTGCATTAGCGCATCACCACGACCGTGAACTGCAGCCAGAGAAGGTGCAAACCCCGCCAGCAGCAGATCATCTGCATCCCATGCGGGGCCACGCGGAAGAAGCGCCCCCAGCATCTGGTTATACTGAGCTGTCAGGTCCATGAAATACTCCCCACCACCCCTATCTCACCCTTTGCAATCGGGATGTCCGCAGTTGGACCGACCAGGGTGTGACTGTATTCACCTGCGGCGATGCTGATTGCTTCACTGATGCGGGACGGCTTAAGCACTCCCTCTGGCACGCCGTCACGCAGCATCATCGACCGCAGCTCGGCCTCCACGGCATAACGGACTTCCGGCGTGTCAGGGTTGAGCCGAATCTGGAAATCAACCACATGAGTAGAGGGGGCGAAAACGTAGATATCAGCACCGGCTACAGGTGCACGCGGTTCGATATAGGCCTGTACTGCTGCCACTGTGGCCGCATCCGGAACAGGATTAATCAGATCGCTGCTTGCCACCATTACGCCAACTGTACCCCGGCCGCTCCAGTGCCGGTAAGTCCAGGTGCGTGTGATGCCAGGCACCTCTTTAGCCCATACCTCATAATCACCGTCAGCGCCGCCCTGCGGGGTCCAGTACCATCGCTCTATGATGCGTGCCCGCCAGACTTCCAGATCTTCAATATCCGCACCTCCCTGAATGCTGTCGGCCATTCCCGCAGACGTCAGGCCTGTAATGGGGCTAACCAGTCGCATCGCCAGGCCGTCATCGGTATTGCCAGCCTTTCCAGCCACATCGCAGATAACTGGCACGCGCAGTACGCCTCCCGCTGACGTGGCCGCCACTGTTGTGGTGTATGAGGTCAGATCATCGCGCTGGATAGTCACGCCGGCCGGGACGGTTATATCTTTTGCTGTCACGTCCCAGCGCACGTAGCCCGCTGCCGCTGTAGCCGCTTTGCGCGGGCAGCGCTTCATGTTGGCATGTCGCCTCAGCCAGTCCTCATCAGCAAGGTCTGGCAGAAGGTTTCGGGCGAGGTAGTCGATATAGCCATAGACGGTGTGGATCGCTGCCGCCTGAACCCGTCCATATACTTCGGCATCAGTGCGGCGCAGTGCTGCCAGCGCAGAATCTGCCGAAAGACGGGTAAGGATATCGTTGCGTACGGTGGTGATTAACTGGGGGAGTGTCGGGCGGGTAAATCCACTGTCAGCCATTAAGTTCACTCCATAAATCATCAAAGGAAAATGCAGTCCGGTTACCGTCTTTCTGGCTGATAACCACTGAGGCGCTGAGGGTGCTGATTCCGGTCCGCTCAGCTTTTACGTCCACCCTTAACGCCACGCCGTCATCCACCAGCCATTGAAGCGCCTGGCTAATATATTCACGCGCTTTAAGCGGTGTTTTATTGGTGAGCGTCTGACGGCTGAGAAGATAAAGGCGGGAGCCGATGCGGTCATTCTGCACCGTCGGGAAGCTGTCACCCCACCAGCCGTTATCCTGCTCCGGTTTGTCGTCAGGCTCAGCCTTTCGCCAGGAGAACAGGGAGATAATCACGGCGCGTGTCAGAGGGTCTGGCGGCCATGTCACGTCGCGCTGGACGCCGTTAATCACAATAATCATGACGCCACCATTTTCTGCGTTGTCGAGTCGGTTATGCCGCCGCCATCGCCATTCTCTTTATGGGTATGGCCGTTGTATGCCAGGCGCATTGCAGACATCGTTATTCCGGAGGAATCACACTTGTCTTTGATTTCGCCAGTGGACTCGATGTCCATTTCAAACCTTGCCTTTGGAGCATTAGTGAAGGTGATCGGCTTACCTCCACCATTAACAACGATCCCGGAACGGGTCAGCATCACCGACTGCCCCTGATCGTCATAAACTGCAACCTCTCCAGTCTTTAAGCCTTTAAGGCGATAGCGCCTGTCGGAAACCACCAGCACAACGCCATGTGAGCGATCACCATCGAAATAAGCCGCAACAGCCTCAGCACCCAGAATCGGCGCAGCCGTGAATCCATACGGCTCCATGTGCTCGATATCACTCTTGCCCTCGCCGCCAGCCATTTCAACCTGAAGCATCTGGCATTTTGTTGCCGTGTTCAGGCCGCGAACCACGGCTCGAGCCAGAAGATTTGACAGCGCACGTCCTATGCCTGAAATCGGATTAGCCATCAAAAGTCATCCTCTTCTTTCTTTTTATTACGCTTGCCGGGTTTGGCTGGCTCAGGAAGGTAGGCATCCGGCGGCCCGACACGTATTTCGGTAATGGTGCCGTTTTCATTCTGCTGATAAGTCACCTCAGCAATGACCATTTGGCGATTGTTAAAGCCGAGGATGGGATCAAAGACAATTACCTGCAGGTTAGGCAGCCACAGAGAGCCATCCCCCTGTCGCCAGCCCTGCACGGTATAAGTCACTTCATCGGTACGTGCAGCACGCTGGCGCATTTCGAACTCTGCGCGGTCGCTGCAGGTTGCGGTGGTGGCATTGCCGGTCTGACGGATAATCATCGGCCGATAGCGCTTCAGGCCTCCGTCAATGGTTTTTGCTCTGATGGCCGTAGTTGTTGCCTCACCAAAGTCATCGTCATTACCCCGGCGCTGACCGGATACCTGATAGTCACTGAACCGGTCTCGAATGCTCTTTTCGGTGTCACAGGAAAGAATGTTTTCTCCCAGCACCAGCGCGGTATGCGCCTGCAGGCTTCCGATGCCGCCGATAACCAGATTTCCCTGCGCATTGTCATATGCCAGCGCCTGCTGCAGTCCGAGCATCTTGTTGAGCACGTCCATGACCGTTTCGCCCTGGTCTGCCTGAATGCCCTGAAGTGCGCCTGACGCACCGCCCGCATCCACAACCGTGATGCTGAACGGCTTCGCCAGCTCTGCGGCTACTTGCGCCAGTGTGCGACCAGCATACTGGGACGGCGTGGCTGAGCAGTCGATAAGGTCAGCCGTTTTACTGCGCCCGGAAATACCCACGCTGATACTGCGGGCGTCATACCGGACCGGTGTCGCCTCAATGTAGCCGGTCAGCACTTTGTCAGTGCCTATCAGCACCTCCACGAGGTCACCGTTTTTAATCCTGTTACTGCGGTTTGCCTGGTCGGTATCGCCCGGCCAGCTGCGGGTAATCTCAACGGTGAAGTCGCGGGCAATACGCTCAATGCCTGCGGCAATCCTGACCGAAGTCCAGCCGCCCCACTCCTGACCGTTGACGCGAAGAATTACGGTGTTGTTCATCGTACCGGCACCCTCAGTGACTGAACCGGCACAAAGCCGGGATGGCGGATGCCGTTACGCGCGGTAATGTCACCGGCGCGGGATGCAGAGTCGTACCAGTCAGCGGCCAGCACAATAGCGGGCATAACCTGCGAAGGCGTGCGCTCCGTCATGCGCTCGGCCTGCTCCAGACGTGCAGAGATATCGCGGTTAAGGTCAGTACGTACGGTGACCAGCGCCTGATAAAGACCGTCATCAGAGACGCGTTCCATCTCAAGGTCAATGGCCTCATTGAGACTGTCACGCACCTGCGCAAGGTCATCCCATGTAATAACGGTGCTGTTACCCAGAGAGGAGGTTACGCCTGAAGAAGCAGAAACGGTCGCTGTCGCGGTGGTGTCTGAATCTGAAGCCGCATTGCCTGAATCAGGCCGTATGTTGCTGACGGCAGGATGCGAGACCATGACGGGCTGCTGCGGGTCCTGCTGTCGGGTGGCAGCGCGGTTTACTGGTTGCGGTAGACTGGTAACCGTTGCAGCCGCCTCGCTGATGGCGGTGGTGCGTACCGCCTGCGCTACATAATTCCGCTGCGTGGTCTGCGCCTGAGCGGTTTTACTGTCGGTTTTCCAGACACCGCGCGGTGCCAGCCCTGAATCAACTGTAACGCCGGTCAGGCCTTTAATCATCGACATCAGGTCAGATGCATTTCCCGTCAGCCGCGTTCCGGCGCGCCACATGGTCTGTAGCCGGTTAACAAAGCTCATGCCGCTGGAAGGTGGCTTTAGCAACACAGACAGGTCACCTTGCAGCAAGCGTGATGCCGCGGTGATGCCTGAATCAACGTACTGAAATGCGCTGGTTACAGTACTGAACATGCCCGTTACTTCATCCAGCACACCGTCCTGCAGGAAGTCAGGCATGCCGTCCATGCCAAAAGCGCCGAAAGCCGATGAAATGGCGTCATCAAGAAACGTAACGGAAGAAGACAACTTTTGGCTGGTTGCCAGCCCAGCGGTGGGAAACGACAGCTCACCAGACTCAACAAAGCTGAAGCTGACGCGGCACATGCGCCCTTCGCTCTGCGAGTGGCTGACACGCACGGCATCGTCCACAACTACAGTCATTTCACCGTAGTAGGGATGAACCAGCGTACACGATCCCGGTTTCTCAATGGCTTCAATCAGCCGGTTGCGCTGCTCAAAGAAGTCATCACCAATCAGATACGCCTGCACGCTGAACCGGCGCGTAGCCCGGCCTAAATCCTCCGCCCATGGTTTATCGCGGTTTGGGTACTCATGCACCTGCACGCGGCGGCCAAAGGTTGCCTCATCGCTGTCCACCTTAAACGCGATACCACGCAGTGAGGCATCCTGCAGATTATCTTTCCAGCTCATGGCTTGCTCCGGGCAATAAAAAACCCGCCGAAGCGGGTTGCTTTGAAATTAAGCTTTGGTTATTTGGGTTCTGAAGCGGCGCACTCAATTTCATGGATGCCGCTTTTAGCATTTGAACTAACGCCAGCTTTTACTTTGCCACTTTTCATAATGGTGATAAAAAACTGGCCGCCAGGCATGGTAAGCCCGAAATTAACGCCACTAACCTCTTTTGAATCCCAGTCGTCATTAGGATGTTCAAATGTAAGCCAGCTCAGGTCAGCGTTTTTCGGTAAGCCGCCTTCAAATAGATATGTCCCAACGCTCTCGCCGATAGTATAGGACGGCTTAGTTACAATAAGCCTGCCGCTCGCGGATGGAGCTAAGCAAGACAACTCCAGTGATATTGAAACTGGCTCATTGCTATCCACCGATGATTTGATTTTATTAACAAAATCTGTCGTTAATATATTATCTTTTGCAAGCGCAGAGGTTGTTAGAGCTGATAAAACCAGAGCTATAGCTACTTTTTTCATGCTTATCGCCAATAAATAGTTATGTATATCCGTATTTATACCATATCAATATTCATCAGAATTAATTGTTACCGCTAAAACGATTATACCCAACGTCATAACTAAGCCATGGAGTCGCATTACCTGCTGGAGTAGCAACACGCATGCCCTGCGGCGCATTCTCAAAATTAACCTTCAACTCTCCCTTCTGCGGTCGACCAGCAGAGGATGGGCGGTCAAGGCCAACTTTTGGATCGTACCGTCCTTCAGGAATAGGGTTATCCATTCCCAGAATTTCACGAAGCCTCGGAATGAAACCAGTATAGCCCCGCTCCCGTTCCTGTGACTTCATTCTGTTTACCAGAAACTCGCCCGTACTTACGCCCTGATTTGTAGCCTGCTTATCCAAATCCTGTAACTGCTTAAGTAGTGAGACTGCTATGCCAATCGTAATGGTCATGGCGCCAAAGCGGCTGATTTGAGCCAATAACCCTGATAGCGACCCTGCGAGAGTTACAGCCTGCTGCAGAGAGCCAATAGTTTTGATTGCGAAGGACCCTGCCATCACAACTCCGATACCTTCGATTACTGTCTGCCACCCTCCCATTTTCTGAGCGACATTATCTATCTCAGTCCAGACCTGCTTAACTACTGGCCCGACCTGATCCCAGTTGTTAATTATCAGCATGGCACCGGCAGCAAGCGCAGCGATAGCAAGTTTGGCCGGCGACAGGTTCATTACCATATTAAGCACTTTGAAAGACTGCGAAACGGCACCGACCGCGACCCCAACGCCAACTAAAGAAATAGCAAATTTCGCAACTGACCTGACCAACTCAGGATTATCCCTGACAAACTTTTCTGTCTGCTTTATATAGGGCATGAGCGCTACAACGCCCTGCTTGAGTTGTGGCGTGAGAGCATCACCCAGCGCCAAGCTTACAGCAGTTATGCCATTCTGCATCAGCGTTAGTTTGTTTTCGGTAGTATCTGCGCGGGAGTCATACTCTTTCTGCATTGAGCCAGCATACTGCTGCGCATCAGCAACCTTACCGAAGTTTTTGCGAAGCAGGACGAGATTGTTAAGAAGCGGAGCAATAGCCTTTATCGACTCCCGACCGAACAGCCATTCGAGTGCTTTTGATTTGCTTTCTTCAGGAAGGTTTTTAATCCCCTCCAGCACCTTAAGCATGGTTTCCTTAGAGTCCTTCACCATGCCACTGGCGAGAGACTTAGGCGTCATCCCGATTTTTTTCAGGACCTTTTTAGCATTACCGGTATTGGCATTGGAGAGCGAAAGCATGAAGTTTTGAATGCCGGTACTAGCTACTTCAGACTGGACACCCATCCCTGCGATGGTTGCACCCAGCGCGGCAAGATTTCCAGTTGAAACGTGGTTTACCGCCGCGAGCGAGCCCACGCTGGTGACTATTTCAGAGATTTTAGCTGCGCTGGCAGGACCGGTATTGCCGAGGTAGTTCACCTTGTCCGCCAGTCCAACAACTTCTTTCTGCGTCATTTTGAAAGCGGTTCGCCATGTCGCCATCATCTGACCGGACTCTTCCGCAGTCTGATCAAACGCAATACCCATTTTGGCTGCATCTTCTGCAAACCCGACAAGCTCACTTCGGGCGATGCCGGCCTGACCTGCTGCGGCAACAATCTGACCGATACCGTCTGCCGTGATCGGCAGTTTTGTTGACAGGTCAATAACGTCTTGGCTCATTTTCCTGAAAGCGTCAGCGTTATCCAGACCGTCAACGACCTTGCGGATATCGGCCATTGTTGATTCGAACTTAATGGCCTCATTTACAGGGATAGCCAGCGCACCCAGGATGGATGCGCCGATGGCAGTTGCTCCAACAGCCAGCGATGAGAATTCCTTCTGAAAACCCTTCAGCTGGCGCTGCATCCCTTTCATTGGGCCGGTGAGCTGGTCAACAGCCGTAATGATGGCCTTTAACTGAAAGCTGTCAGCCATTCTTCGTTTCCTCGCTTATTCTTACTGCTTCCTCTTCAAGCTCCAGAAAATCAGAAAGAGCTGACCGCTTCAGTTCGAGAGGGTTTATTCGCCAGAAGTGGGCGACGTTATAGAGTCGCCGGCGGAGGTTTCGCCCGCTCCCGAGCCGGTAAAAAAACCGAGGATCGTCATCGACGCTTTGAAAATATCAATCTTCGCCATCTGACTGGCAGATGAACGAGGAATCCCAGCCAAGACGGGAATATACCGAAGGGACACTGAGCTATCGATTTTGATATTTCCTTCGCTGCCGATTGTGAACGGAAAGCCATTCTGCTCAATTTCATCAAATGATGGTTCACGCAGCTCCAGCACATGAAGAGTTTCACCGTGTGCTGTTATAGGTTTTGAAAGTTGCAGTTCACTCACTGGTAGAATCCTTCTGAGCCGTGGAATTCAACATCAACTGTACCCTCTTCGGCGTTATGGTTGGCCTCACCGAAAAGCCACGCTTCTGACAGCACATAGACCTGACCATTTGCCAGCTCAGACGTGATAGTCATGTTGTCAGAATTGGTGATTTTATCGACGGGGAAATCTTTAGGCACTTTCAGAGTTCCCTTGGTATAGGGTGCGCGGTGGGTTTCTTTACGATCCACCGAGCCATCCAGGCCAATAACATCATCATTGACCCGAGTGTTCATCGGCACCTCAATACCGCCGGTCAGCGAAAGTTGCAGACCATCAATCTTGAAATAACAGGTACCCGCAATCTTAGCCATTACGCGGTCTCCTCGCTGTATTGCAGACGGAACTGATTAAGCAGCGCAAAGACGCGCAACTGATTGACATAATCCGGCGGGAAAAGCACATCTACGCGGGTCGGGTCGCTGACGTTGCGCTCCACCACCAGATGCTGCTTGAAGAGTTCGAAGTTCTCCACGATGCCCGCGCGCTCCATCGTGCGATAGGTGGCGCACATCTCGCCCTTCAGCACTGCAGGCGTCACGATGGCCTGACCCGGACCGAAGCGCGTACCATCATTTGCCAGCTTATGGCGCGGATACTTACTGGTGATGATGCTTTTCAGCTGACGGATAACGTAGGCGCTGGTATGCAGCGTTTCGCTGTCCAGGTAGCTATTATCAGCCACCCCGTAGGCATTCTGCTTATAGGTGGTGATGTCACGCTGAATGCGTAGAACGCCGCCTTCACTGTAAGCCGTGGCGATCCCATGCATCAGCAGGGACTGCTGTTCAGTCAGCGTGAAGCGACTGCCTGCCAGTGCCGGCAAAGCGCCGGTCAGTTCCCCGGTCTGGGTTGGGCGTGCCGGATCATTGCGGATGAATACCGCGTTACGCGCAGTTCTCAGCGCCACCAGCTCATCTGCAGCTGTCTGAACGCCTGACTCATAACCGGCCACGGTGATGTGCTGGTTGTTCATCGTGTCGCCGAACGCCACCAGGTCTGACAAAGTGCCGATCTTGGCCGTGTAGACGTGGCCATACAGCTGTCGCGCATAACTCCAGCGGCCAGAAGAATCGCTCATCTCCAGCGCGATGGTTGCCAGTGAGGCCGAGTCGCTGAACGGGATGCCGATAAAATCAAACGGTTCATCACCCATTGCGGCCACGGTGCCTGAAAGGTCAGGTGCGCCGGTACCGCCTGCCATGGCGGTGATCGCAACGTTTACGCCATCTGGCATATTTTCACTGCCAATGGTGCCGTAATAGTTCATCAGCAGCGGGATGTCATTGCCGGTAAGGCCTTTATGACGCGCAGTGAGAGTGACTACGCCAGCCGCAGCGCCTGCCGTTACGGGAAGGTCAGCATTGGCGTTGATCACTGCGGCAAGAGTGGTTGCAATCGCCGTTGGCGCGTCACCGGTGACCACTGCCGCCTGGACGCGCGTTGCACCGATATAGAGACTTAACGTACCTGATGCCTGCGCATTGCCGGTGACAGTCAATTTGCCCGTAGCGGCTTCGCCTTCAGGTTCATCAACCGCGATTACCCACAGTTCGCCAAACGGGTCGATAGCACGGTATTTCGCTACCATGCGGGCAAGCTGGCTGCCCCGACCTGCAACCTTGCCGGCCAGCGCTGCTGAAGGCATGATCGTAAGCTGGTTTTTAGCGATGGTGCTGTCAGTGGATGCAAAACCAATCAGGAGTGACGGGCCGCTGTCCTGCGTGGTATTCGCTTCGCTGTTGTCCATTTCCGCCCAGAAGAGCGGCACACGAAGGTTTGACGGAATGTTCGGGTAGCTGACAGACATTACTCACCGCCTTGTTTTTTAGTGTCCGCCACGGCTTTCTTCTCTTCCGGGGCGACTTTTTCAACATCCCCGGCCGCAAGGCGGCGGAGCCAGTAGCTGCTTTCTTCGACGTTCCGGCCCTCTGAAGGCAGCAGATCGCCCCGGGCAGGGTCTGGAACAGACCGCCCGCGCTTGGGTTTGATTTGCATGGTTTACTCGCTGAGGTTGATTTTGGTGTGGTGTTCGATGATTCCGTCAGGACCATTGCCCGGGTCGATATAATCAAAGTCGATTTCGACAGTTTTCAGCTCATCCAGGACATTCAGGTCATCCTGCTGACGCGTATCCTCTTCGGTAATTTCTCGAGTCAGCATAAATTCGAACTGGTAGTAGAGGCGTCCCCGGTCCATGTCCAGAAGCTGGCCGCCGGAGTACGCCACCGGGCCCGCGTCGGCGTCCGGCTCCCAGCCCAGCAGCGCCTTCCAGATTTGCTGCCGCACATCATGCACGGCGTCATATCCGGCCGCCTGACCGCGCTCATCGCGGGTATTGTCGAGAACCACAACGACAGCAAATCCTTCGGTCACGTTCTGCCAGTAGTCGGTCAGGGACTTCTGCTCGGCGGTGACGTCCTCAGTCGGCACCACATACGCCGCCGGCAGACGCATCTTGCCGGTTTCGGGGATGGCTTTAAACTCGGCCGCCCCGGCCACGTTGCCCGCGAACATGGGACATCGCGCCCGGAGTGCAGCGATCACCAGTGATAGTTTCATTTCTTTTTCCTTTCGGGACGAAGTGAGGTGCGCAGCGCGCGGCTCAGCACATAACGTGTCCACGACTTGCGATCCTCCAGCACTTCGGTCATGTAATTTTTACGCGGTGCAACACGCCATCCATTACCGCCTGACTTTCCTTTATGGTGACTCTTTTTGCGCTTAGCGCCGCGCTTCACGCCGTAGAAGAGAAACGCAGGGTAAAAGTCGCCCTCAATGAGGCGGTTACCCTCACCCCGCTTCTGGTTTGGCGCGATGCGCACCATCAGGCCAGGACGACTTTTTGATGCGCGGGGAACGTAATATCCGATGGAGCGCGCAAGCCTGCCGGTCCTGAAACCCGGATATTCACCCGGAGCAGAACGACCGCGACGCATGACCAGACGCCGGGCATCTCGCATATGCACCTGACCTATCTGAATGAAGGCGCGGCGCATTTTTGCCCGGTTGAAAACGAGGTCTTTAGGCTGCTCAAAGTCAACGTGCAGAAGCGGCTTAGCCATACATCTCTCCGTCGCTATCTACAGCCCTCAGCTCCTCACACTCCATCAACAGGTAACGACCGGCTGAGTTGAGGTCGCGCAGGCGTTTAACGCGATACACGTAACCACTGTAAACCACCTCAAAATCTGACGTTATCCCTTGGCGATAACGGATGATCATGTAGTGGGTTATGGTGTCATCAGCCTGAACAGATTCGTGATAGGTGGTAGCACCCACCTGCCGGACCTTCGCCCACACGTCCTTTTCATTCTGATATACCGGCTCGGTGCCGTAATCAGCCGCCGCCTGGTCGATGCGCTGGCGCAGGTGAATGCGCTTATTCAGCTCACCGGGATCGGGGAGCGTATAGACGGCACTGGTATTTGATGAACGTCGCTGCATGCTAGTACCCCGACACCGGCAGGCGCCGCGAATAGAGCAGGAACTCAAACGCCTGAGGCGTCTCTGACATTTCCAGCTCTGACACTGAACTGCGATGCTCATACCAGTGACTAATCAGCATCAGCAGCGCAAGCCGGATATCTTCAGTAATAACCATTCCATCGGTATCCAGTGGTGCAATGTCAGCCACCGTTTTATACAGATTGCGGTTTAGGTAGGTTACCGCCTTCGCCTCTGCCGCCAGCGCCAGCAGCTCAAGTAGCCGATCTTCTTCGGTGAAGTCACTTTCAAGACGGCACTGCAAACGGATTTCTTCGAGAGTCAGCAGCATGGCCATGCCTTATTTTTTGGCTTTTTCCTTCGCCTCAGCTGCCGCTTTCGCGCCGGCTTCAGCGTCCGCTTTTTCCTGCGCTTCAGCAGCAGCTTTTGCTTTGGCCTCTTCTTCAGCCTTCGCAAGCGCTTCAGCTTTTTCCTCCGCCTCCGCTGCCGCTTTCTCCGCTGCGCTATCATCCACCTCACTTGCATAACCCAGCTTAATCAGCTCGCGACCGTGCTGTTCGGTGGTCTCAATGGTGTTGCCTTCGGACACGACCGTGCCGCCGAAGTAATTCGGTTTAATCAGAAGCAGTTTCATATGTGACTCCCGGGAAAGCGGCCCTGAGGCCGCTACCATGACTAACCAGCTGCAGGAGCCGGAGCGGTGAATGAACCGTAAACGAACGCTTCAGGGCGCTTAACGGCCAGCGCCAGACGCTCTTCGCAACGGATTGAGATCATATTTTTCTCAAAGTCGTCGGCGTTTTCGGTGGAGATAACCACGTTGGCATCTTCGCGGTCAAAAATCTGCGCACCAGCATTGAATGCTCCTGTCAGGAATTTACCCTGGAAAGCAGCCGCTTCGGTCGCGACAACCGGCAGCCCCCACAGAGTAGGACCTGTCAGCGCTGCCGGGTTCGCCAGAATATAACGGCCCAGCGAATCCTTGGTCAGCTCGATCTTCGCCCAGTCAATGAAGTGCAGAACATGGCCTGACGCCGGGAAACGCGCCAACTGCGCCTGCAGCATTGCCAGACGCAGGTCATCAATGCCGCTCTGGTTCGCCACACTGAAGGCTGCAGCGTATTCCGACGCCTGAGGCACGATGCCGTTCAGGTGTGTACCGGTGCCGTCACCGAACAGAATTTCCTGCTCTTCAACGTACTTCAGGCCGTAGCGCAGTTCAGCGTCAATCGTCGATTGCAGCTGCGGCATGTCGTCCAAAATCTGCTTGGCAGCCTTGAACAGATGCGCGATGGTGCGTACCGGCGTGATTTTTTCCGCGAAGGTGATGTCGCTGTACGGTTTGGTGGTGTTCTCTGCGACGGTCGCAGCCTTGTTGGTGAAACCGGTCTGCTGCACCCAGTAGATGGTGTTGGACTCAGTACGTCCCGGGGCGATCAGGTCGCGGATAAAAAGACGCTGTTTTGGCTGCTGGTCGATGCCTGGCAGACGGTCAGGCGCCACAATCTGGCCCGGCACGTTGACGGACAGTAGTGCAGCCTTAACCGGAATGCTCAGGCGCTTATTGCCTTCAATGCTCGCTGAAAAAGCTTTGAGAGCTTCGGAAGAGACAACCTGGCCACCCACGGTTTCGATAACGCTTTTTGCATTTGCAAGCGGCATCTGCGCAACATGCTGCTCCAAATCGCCCAGCGCCGCTTTCAGCGTCTTTTCAGCTTCGCGCATGGCGTTAAGCTCACTTGCCATCTTATCGACAGCCGCTTTAGTTTCTGCAGACAACGTGCCTGATTTTTTCGCCTCAGACAACGCTTCTTCAGCCTTGGCGTTAAACTTACCGCTGGCTTCATTGATGCTGGCAGTAACCTGCTTCAGTACTTCATTTACTTCAGACATTTTTAGTCCTTATTTGCCGAACGCGGCCAGCGCGTTTTTAAGTTGTGCAATATTTTCGGGGTTGATTTCGTCGGTAGCGCCCGGCATACCTTCAGGGTTGGCAGCAGCGCCTGGCTTGCCGCCGGTTAATGCTTTAAGAAGCTTTCGCCGCTCGGAGCGCGGCGCATCGGTTTTTGCCAGCATGGCGTCCAGCTTGCGCAGCGCAGCCGCCGGACTGTCGTCGCCGTCAGAAATCTCATCTGCCGCCAGCAGGCGATCCGCAAAACCTTTTTCAACCGCATCGCTGCCGCCGATATAGGTTTCAGCATTCATCATCGCGTCGATGGTGGTGGCATCCAGACCGGTACGCGCGCCATAGATATCGTTCATGGCCTTATCAAAAGGCACCATGTCGGCCGCAATCTGCTGCAGGTCGTGACGGTTGCCCATCGCATACACCCAGCAGTTATGGATCATCAGGAAAGCACCCCGACCAATCTGGACCTCATCACCAGCCATCGCGATAATCGAGGCAGCAGAAGCAGCGAGGCCCAGCACTTTAACGGTGACTTTCCCTTCGTATTCACGCAGCAGGTTGTAAATCGCCAGGCCTTCAAACATGTCGCCGCCGGGCGAATTGATATTCACCGTCACGTCAGCACCGCCGATTGAGCGGAGCGCCGCCGCGATGCGGCTGGCGGTAACGCCGTCGCCGTACCAGTCAGCGCCAATTACGTCGAACACGGAAATGCTGTTTTCATCACTCTTTGCGGCTTTTATACCGCCGTTCCAGCGCTCCATTGCAGAGGACGGCAGGTCGCGATTTTCGCGCGCAAAAGGCCGCCCCTCCGGCGCTGCCGGAAGACTTTTTACTGTCATTGGGGTTGCTCCTAAGCCGCCTGTTTAAGCGGTGATTGTTCGATAGGAATGTCCGGGAAAACCGCGTCGTGAACTTCGCGCAGCAGCTTAGCGTTTATGGCCTGGCTGTTTTTGCGCAAATCCTCAAGCGGTGTAAGGTTGAGCTGCACCGTGTAAATATCGCCACCTTCAATCGGAGGCAGGTTCTCCAGGCGGCGCACATCATTACGGGACATCCAGCCGTTCTGCAGCGCCGTGGTGTAATAGGCCGCACGCCCGGCACTGTCAGCACGCAGCAGGCCTTCAACAGAGAATTCAGCGAATAAGTCTTCATCGCCGTTGAGCAGGCATCGTGAAATCTCCTGTTCAATGTTCACCAACATCGGGCGAAGCGTATTCGTCAGGAACAGCAGGTTCATGCCTTCAACGCTTGATGCCCAGCTGCTCTGTTTGTTTACATGACCGACCATAAACGGCGGTACGCGGAACCAGCGACAGATCTCCTCGATGCTGAACGATCGTGATTCCAGCATCTGAGCGTCTTCAGGGTTCAGAGTAATGCCCTGATAGGACATGTCGCCCTCAAGCACCATCACCTTGCCGGCGTTTTTCGAACCAACGAACCGGTTGAGGTTTTCGCGGTTTTTCTGTCGCTGCTCTTTGGTCAGCAGGTTCTTTGACAGAAAAAAGCCTGACGTCTGAATACCATTTTCAAAAATTTTTGCGGCTGATTCTTCTACAGCCATTGCCGCGCCAAACACGTCCCGCCCGGTTCGCATCGGCATCATCCCGCAGACGCCATCCAGACCAAAACCCCGAATGTGCATCATGTTTTTAACCGGAATAATGCGCGGCACGCCCTTCTCTGTGTAGGTGTACTGCAGTTCTCCACTGTCGATCCTCTCAACCTTCATAGACTGAGGAAGCAGTGGCACCAGAGAAACCAGCTTGGTGCCGATCATCTTCTTCTCTACGTAGGCATTACCGCGCAGGCAGATGCTGGCAACCACCATTAGCATGAAGCGCGAAGGCGTCATTTCGCTGTTAGGCCGGCGACACAGCAGCTGATAAGCCGGATGATTAAGCGCCAGTTTGCGGGAGCCATCAGCTGATCGTTCATAAACCTTCATCGGCAGCGTTGAAACTGACTCACTTAGCAGGCGCACACAAGCCCAGACCGAGGCCAGCGCCAGCGCTTTCTCTGCTGTCACGACCTTGCCGCTGCTGCTTGTTCCGTACCACTCCTGCCAGAACGCGGCATCATTAAGTCCAATCGACTCACCAAGCCAGTTAACAATCGCGCTCTTAATGCGACCCGGCCGTTTTTTTTCCTTCATCAGATACCTACCATGATCGGATCATCAAAAAAGTCATCAGGATCGCCGCTGTCCACCAGCACTGCATCCTCTGCTGCACCAATCGCCATAGCGGAAGCCACCACACCATCGATGCGGCCGGTACTTTTCTTTTTGGCAAATATGCGGTTGTCCTTCTGGTCAGCCTCAAGCACCGCAGAGGCGGCATTCCAGCGCAGGCAGGGATTAGGTCGGATAACCAGCACCCGGTTATTAAGATGCTCCTCAAACAGTTCGATAGAGCGCGGCATCCACAGCCCGGACTCCTGAGCCTTGTAAAAGCCCTGGCCGTGCGGAACAAGGTCAACGCTCACAGACTCGCTTTCCAGCTCGGGTTCCAGATACTTAATGCGGTACTGGTCAAACGCGATGCACTTAATATCGTATCTGGCCGCCAGCTCACCGATGCGTACCGCGACAAATCCGTAGTTGACCGCTTTGCCCGGCGGCGCGTGAATAAAGCCGTTACGCAGCCATGCGTCATAGGGAACGTGGTCAGTTTTGGCACGCTCAAGCAAAGAATCTTTTGGCGTCCAGAACTCAACCAAAAGCTTTTTGGACTTAGGGAAGTAAAGCGCCAGCGCCGTCAGGTCGCGCGAACCTGACAGGTCCAGCCCGCCATAGCACTCCTCACCAGCTAAATCTTCAGGATCAAAGTCCTGTTCGCAGTTCATCCATGTGTCGCTGTCAATCCATGGGTCGGACGCTTCCACCCACTGGCAGAAGTTCAGGCGACGGACAATGCTCTCTTTTGACGGCATGCCGCGCGCCTGTGTCACCTGCTCCCGCAGGTATTTATCCGTGAAGGTCTGCCCCAGAGACGGGTTAGCTTTACCCCAGCAGGACTCATCCTTAAACGGGTCGTCACCCTCATCGAGAGAACAGATGAAGCTGAAAAAGCTGTCATCCTCCAGATCACCTGCAGCAACCTTGCGCCCATATTCATGGTACTCATAACAGACGCTGGTTTTATCGTGTCCGCTGTTGGTGATGAGGAACATCAGCGCCTGACGGCGGCCTTTTGTACCGGCACGCATCATCTCAACAACGGCATTTGTTTTGTGCTCATGCACTTCGTCAATCAGTGCGCCATGCGGGCGCGGCCCTGACTGACCATCATCGGAGCTGATGGGCTTGAAGAAAGAGCCCGTCTGCAGGAACGCGAGGTTCCACACGTTCAGCCCAGTGCCGGACTTGGTAATGCGCTGCGCCAGCGCGGGCGACTGATCAACCATCGTTACCGCATCGCGGAACAGGATCATCGCCTGGTCTTTTTTGGTTGCCGCAGCGTACACTTCGGCGCGCGGCTCTTTGTCAGCCATCAGCAGATAAAGGCCAACGCCGCCCGCCAGGGGCGATTTGCCCGACCCCTTACCTGACTCGATGTAGCTCATGCGAAAGCGGCGCGTTCCGTCTTCTGACTTCCAGCCAAACAGCGAGCCAACAATAAAGCACTGCCACGGCAGCAGGATGAAAGGCTTTCCCTCATGCTCACCGCCGTTGAGCTTCAGAACCTGAGCGAAGAAATTAACGACGCGCGTTACAGCTTCAACATCCCAGAACAGTCCACGCTTCGGACCCTCTTCCAGATCACGGAGGTGGCGGGCGCATGCCGCGCGGATGTCGGGCCCGGCAATAACCGCACCGCTGGTAACGTCCATTGCGTACTGAGTAGCTGGATCAACCGAAGAACTGGTTGAGCGGGTCTTCTTCTTTTTCTCCACCATTCACGTTCACCTTTGACCGGGCAGCCGGTGTCAGGCCGAACTCTACCAGGTAGCTTTTGAATCGCCGGTCTGCATCAGCCAGCATTGAAACAGCCGGGTTGGCTTTTATCAGAAATCCACCTTCGGTCTGGACCGTATAGGTTCTGCCCTCATCAGCAATTGTGATCCGCAGCTGAAGAATGTCAGCGTAGATATCGCAGAGCCTTTCCAGCGCAAGAACATCGGCGACAGTTAGCACGCCCATTCCATCGAGCAGAACGGTCAGTTTTCCCCACGCCACCTTCCCCCAGTCGGTGAGATGTGACGGCGGGCTCGGGGTTTCTTTTGCGGGTGAAGGTTCTTTGTCGTTGAGTTTTCGCTTGCCCGGATTGCCGGTAACGACCTTAAGGTGGGTCGGTTTTGGTCGTCTACCGGCCATAAAAACCTCCCAGAAAAAAACTTTTCATTTCGCGGTTGTGCATAAAAAGGGGGGCGGGCGGTCAGGAAGGCGATAGCCCCTGAACTCTTTATCCGCCCCTCCCCGTGTGTCTGAGTTCTATCCCCTGCGCCAGTGCGACTGTGGGTCCAGTGGTAGGCCGTTCTCATCGCACCCAATCACGTGACCGCGCTTTTCTTCGCGCTGCTTAGTGGAGTCGTGGTGCTGCTTACAGAGGGGTTGCCAGTTAGCCTTGTCCCAGAATAGTTTCTGAGCCTTAGCTATTTCATCCTGCTTGCTGCTGTTGATGGCTTCTTTCAGCCGATGAGGCCTGATGTGGTCAACTACTGTTGCTGCCACCGCTCTACCCTGCCTGTGGCACATAGCGCAGAGAGGATGTAATTTCAGAAATGAGAGCCTGGCTTTGTCCCAGCGGCTGTTATAGATGCGTGGCTCTGACATCAGAGTTTCCTGCTGGCTGAATATGTTTAACCCTCGGCAGTGGTGAGACCACCAGTCGATAATTCAGTTTATTTATGCTGAAAGTTGAACTCAGCGAATGCAATTTTTAGCACAAAATAAAAACCGCCCAGAGGCGGTTAATTCATATGTTTAGCTATTTCATTCCGAAGAACTTCCAATAACACATCCATCCTCCTTAAAAATAGATTGGATGCGTCTGATACTGAGCTGAAACATGCAGAATCTGTTAGCATGCCTCTTTCATGTTGAAAGCCAATATCAACAGCTTTATCTCTTACGCTGATGACATCATCATAACCAGGCTTAATTTGAGGATAATAAATCATCAAAATACTTAGCATCATTTCAACATTGAACTTCTCTTTATCATTTATTACTAACTCGTTAACTTGATCTCTGCTCAGTTTACCGGCAGCAACTCTCATAATGTTATGCTGATAGTTAGTGACCTTTAGCGACCATTTTGATAGCAGGACATAAAGCTCCTCACCTTTCTCAAGCATTAGTTTTCTTTTCTCTTTACTTAAATCATGATCCATTTGAATTTTAAGCCGATTGTCATTCCACTTATTAGAAAAAAGATTTAAAACAAACGAGGCTCCGAAACCTAAAAAGGCAGTAATTACAGGCAGTAAAGTTTGAAGCATAGTAAGGCCCTTTAGACGAAATGCTAATCATAAGTCTGTAGGCAAAATTATGCATCAACCCAGTGTGGTTACCCCTTCCCGGTTGATACTATTGGCTTCACATGCGTAAACATAAAGCCCTCATAGGGCAGCGGCATGTAGCAGGCCAGAAAGGTGATCAGGTCAAAGAACCATTCAGGCACGCCATTAGCAGCGCACACTTCAGGCTCACCTGATTCGATATCCCGGATGTAAACCGGGACGATGTTGGCGAACAGGCCGGTATGCTCCCACTCGTTCTTTTTTACCCTGCCGAACAGTAATGCCATGTCATTTCCCTGATTCGATACGACGAACTGCAGCCCGGTCGATATTGCACTGACCGAGCGCGCCATAGAGTTCTGCATTCAGCCCAACGCTGTCTCCGAAGCTCATCGGTTCAGGGACAGCAGGAACATCAATCGGCGTGGTCAGCTCCGCTGGCAGGCTTAACCGCGGCTCTTTGATTGTCCGGTACTCCACCAGCGGTTTTGGCTGCATCGCGCAGCCGGTCAACAGCATCAGCAGGGACAGGAGCAACAGCGCATTTGTCTGCCGCGAGGTAACGCTTAATTTCATTCTGAAGCTTCCGGTTCTGCTGCGCTGTCACGGCGCGCTGTTCGGCTACCTGGCTCATCACGGAGTTTTGCTGATTTACCGCTTTCACCAGGTCGTTCACGCTGCCGGCCAAATCGTCATTCTTCGAGCGCAGATCGTTAATCTGTTCGTCTTTGCTGTTCGAAAGCTTTTCCAGCCGGTCGTTAGTGGCGCTCAGCTGCGAGTTGCGGGCATTGAGTCCCCACAGGCAGACGCAGATAAGGCCGATGATGATGAGATGAGAATAATTTCGGATGAAGCTGATTACGTTGAGCATAGAATCCCCTTAGCTTTAGTTAAGCGGGATTTCCTGTCGTCCAGACCGTTAATGCCACCGTTAATGATTCTGGTGATGCGGGTAACATCATCAGAGTCAGCCAGCTCATTCAGACCGTTATTCTTCCACCAGGCGCCAGCCGACATTGCCGCGAGCATATTGCCTGCCAGCCGGTCAGGATAAGTAACGATATCCAAGCCCAACTGCTTCACCAGCGCCGCGTAATTGGCTTTGCCGGTAATCTGGATTAATCCGCGCCCTCGATAGCGGTAGCCGTCGCCAGAACTCACATCGCCATTGCCGTTACGGTTGGCGTAAACGATGTTGGCGATCATCTTCTGGTTTGCCGGGTGCGCCTCATTACGGCCGTAGGCTTTAGCCTGCTGTGGAGTTATCCGCCGTTTGAAGGTTGCCAGCAGCGCGGACTCGCTGTAGTTCAGCCCCTCTTCCACTTTCGTGAAGCCTGCCGACTCATGGCCGGCCTGGGCGAGGAAATGAGCCTGCCGCAGCGGCGTTGTGATGCCGAACGCCGCCATGCTCGCCGCTATGTGCGGGAACCATGCGTCACGAACAGCATTAGATACGCCAGTAGCGCGCTGGAAATCACTGGGTGTCAGCATTGCTATCCCCCAAACGCTTATCAATCAGCCTGCGCAGCTTTGATGAAAGCCAGTCCACGCCGAGAAAGCCGAGAAACACCGCAACCACACGCGTGGTGTCGTCGCTGAAATTCCAGTTAAAGACCGATCCGATTACCTGCAGCGTCGGCTGGAGGAAGAAAGCAAAGACGCTGCACATCGCGGCATCGAGCAGACGACGGGGCCATGTATCTTTGCCAATCCACGACGCGCGCAGAATAGCCATGACTCCCGCCAGACCTGCATAGCCGGATTCGTTTTTGTGGGCGTACAGCCAGGCAAGAAGGCTTGCCCAGAAGCCTGGGTCTTTTTCTGGCATGCGTTTCATCCTCACCTCCCAATTGGTCGGTGCCGTTCGTAGTCAAAGAGAAATGCGCCTCAGCCACATCGGTTAAGGTTCAGCTTGAGTTGATTGGCCGGGCGCAAAAACGAAAAAGGCCCGCCGAAGCGAGCCCTAATATTTGAATACCCTGACGCAAAACGCGGTAACAGCCTTGCCCGTCGGCAACAGGGTAAATTTTGGTATTTATCACAATATGAAAGGCACTACAGGCTTGCAGTCCCGGACAGCGCGGATAAACCGCCTGTGCTCAGCGCCTTTGGTATTGTGTGGAATGTAAAACAGAAAACCCCGCCGGGCGGCAGGGTTCTTTTGTGGGTGGTGGTGTTTTGTATGCAGTACGCCCACCATGAGAGAGATATTAATCCATTTTCGGACAAATTCAATCTATTTATTTACGTGCTTTGCTAATTCGACTGCTGCTGCCAGTTCGCTATGAGTTGTCACGATTTTGAATATCATCTCAGCATGACTTTCTTCCGCTTCCAGCTTTACCACTAGCGATTCAAAGAATGGTTTCCAGTTTCTGGTCCATGTTCGAACATGCAGTTCAGGTAAGTGATGGCTGACAGCCTTAAAGGCTTTAGTGCCGGTACTACGGCGGAAACCAACACCACTACAACGATCACATTCTTTCTCTACGATTGTGCCCAGTAGCTTTGATTTTTCGATGTCTCTTACAGTCCCAGTGCCATTACAGCGACAGCGCGCGCTTATTACGCCACTGCCGTGACATGTCACGCACTTGATTTCTGTAGTTTCAAGCCTGAATTTTGCTGGTGTTTTCTCACCACAGCCGGGATGGACCATTACATTCGCTATGCCATTAACTAGGCCGCGCCCGGCACAGTCCGGGCATGCATGGGTCGTTGCTGCGGAACGGGTGTATTCATCAAACGCCAGGCGACACATAACTTGCAGGCATGGCAGCAGCTTTTTACCTGCTGCTTTGATAATCAACCTCGGCACAGTTTTACGCGCATGCGCCATCAGGTATTCAACCGCTCGCACCTTATCTTCTTCCCCTATGCCTGCCTTTGCGAGGACAGCGGCGACCCCCAGCGGAGATTTAGACTGGCACATGCCGAAGGCGCCCATCACGTCAGTACCCGTCAGCGCTTCAGATGCCGTAGCGCGCGAGGTATCGCTGATGTTCATAGTCTTTGGGCTGAAATGCTTTAACGCCGATTCAATTTTCATGCTAATCCTTCTCCACACCCTTTATTTTTTATCTGCCCCGATAACGCCGACTGCAATCGCGTGATCGAGGAACCTGAACAGCAGCTCAATCTGGCTGCCATATTTGCTTTCAAACTCCCTCATGTCCCGGTGCAGCTCATCGTGATGCGCTCTGCAAAGCGGTATCACAAATAAGTCATGCGCCTTCGTCCCCATTCCTCCCTGGCCGTGCCCAATGATGTGGTGCGGATCGTCTGCCTGCTTACCGCAGCAGGCGCACTTTTGCGCCTTTACCCAGCGCGTATACTTCTCGCTTTCCCAGCGCTTACGCTTTGGACGAAGCATAAATGATTCCGGCGACTCCGGGTCTGCCGCCAGGCTGATAACCTTCTTCACGACTTCCCCGGCCTCTTGCAAAACTTCCCGACCCGGACGCTCTGGCGTAATCAGTGATTCCTTCAGCGTGCCGGTAGCTACCTGCTCTGCCTTCATCTTCAGAACGCGCCGCGCCGGCGCTTCGGGAACAAGGTCGATTACGTCTTTGATGGATGCCCACCAGCACAGTTCGGGCAGGGTCAGCGTATGGTTAGCATGTAGGCCCATATCGAGACAGGCGCTGTGAATGATCCACGCGGCGACGTTCGCGGCAGCAACCTCCTCCATTTCGCCTGATACGCCGTTATTGCGCAGCTTGTTATCGTGGTGATAGCAGAGCGACAGAACGCCCTGTTCAGTTTCCAGCGTGGTTATTTCGTGGAAGTGGAAGCCGTCGCCGTCGTCGCACTGGCATGCATTAATCATCCCTACCCAGACAGTAAGATCGGGAAAGCCACCAGCGGCGGCAATAACGCGCTCATGGCGGAAGAAGGAATTCAGTAGCGGATCATCTAGCAAGGGCTGATTGCCATCGTTGATTTTCCCTGACGGCAGGTCAGCCATATCACCAGTCGGCGTGCTGATGAGTACGCGACCACGAAACAGGCTCATCAGTTCTGAGCCAGGCTTGAATATAACGATCCCGGTGCGCGGTGCCACTTCCGGTGTGAGAATCGCCCTCATGCATTACCTGCTAGTTCTTTATCGTGAGTATATTCGCCATTCCATGACTGCTTCATTGGCAGCTGGCCTTTGAGGTAGCGGCGATAAAGCCACACTGCGCCTTCACGCAGCAGAACAGGCTGATGAGTGATGAAGCTGGCCGCTGATGACGGGTTTATCTGGCTGCTCTTCTCTGTAAGGTATTTATCGCGCGCCTGCGAGCGAACACGCCACTGCACATGGTTCCCGTTAGGGTTGTCGTCATAGAGCCAGTTTGAGGCTTGCAGGAATGCGCTTACCTTGCTGACGTTGACACCATTCAGGCGCTTGCAGAAATGGACAGGTGAAAGCCCATCGCTAAACAGGTTCTCAAGGTGGTCGATATACTGGGCTTGCCGATGGGTTAGCACTTCGGCCTGCTGCTTCGCCTCCATGGCATCAGCCCATGCGCGCGCCAGCTTAATAGGATCGTTCATGTCCGGCAGCAGGAGCCCGCCCACCTCTCTGAGACGAAAATAACTGTCCTCCAGTCCTTCAAAGAATGTCCATGCTTCATCCGTATCGACGATTTTGGACATGCGCGCGGCGCCTTTCTCTGTCCATAGCGTCAGGCTTCTGGCTTTGGATGAAATTTGTGCGTGACTATTAGTCACTCGCAAATCGCGGAGCTCGTCGCCATCCACGGTGAAGATATGAATCCCTTCGACAAAACGACCAGCGTTGCGTGAAAGGTTTTTACGGATGTTGGCTTCGTCAGTGCCATAGCCCCTGGCTAATAGCTCAGTGGTGATCACACGCTGATCGCGATACATGAGAACGGGAACGCTAACTGAAGCGTTCGAAGAGATAACTACGGGGTTTACGCCAGACGCAGCTGCGCCCAGTACCTGATTTGGCATATTTTGCTCTCCACACCATCTGTTTTATCCGGTCCCGCCCCCTCATCTGCAAATGAACGGGACCAACCTTTGCCGGCAGCGTCTGCAAACGCTCACCGGCAGAACCATCATAGCGACTTGAGATTTAATTTCACGCCTTAGGTGCATTCATTCCCTTCATTATTAAAATACCGTTTATCCTATTGTCAGTACGGACGTTTGAAGAGCGCTGGCACCTACAAATTTCACTCACATGTAGGGTATTCAGCCAACTCCTTAATCCTAGAACGAAATCGAGCTCCGATGTGATCAGCGAATTTATCTGCCATCTCCTCAATCGAAGCTATAAGACAGTCTGTAGCAACATTCAAAGAAATGATCACAAGCCTGATATCAGCATCACTGGGACTTCCATGCCCACACACATCATCTATGCGTTCAATAGCAAGTGGTAAAGGATGCGCCAAGTTTGACATTAACTGATAATGAAAACCTATATTGAACAATCTCGGGCAGAGTGCTTCAAATTCAGCTTTAGAGTAGTAAAATTCTGATCCTTTCTTGATGCTGGCTTGCTGTTCCTTAGTTAATAATTTAAAGAACTCATGATTAACTATTCTTGCCTGCTGTTCAGGCAGGCCGCTTATAAACTCAGAAAGGTCATCATCTGATTGACCTAATTTTCTTCTGATATAACGCCACTTTGCATTTCTATCCTTTTGGAAAATCTGGAATCGAAAATCAGCCTCTGCCTCAGAGATCGCCTCTGTCCCGTAAAAATAAAGCGCTTGAAAATTTTCCATAACGCTTCTGGAAACAAGCGCAATAGTCGGCAAATCCCACACAACTATTTCCGGGTCACTACCGTTACGCAGCACTGGGAGTAATTTCTCAAGGCTATGTACCGTCAGAACTTGACGTGTGAAGATATCTGCAGCCCTCCTGCCTCTCCCATCTGTCTCAATGCCCCCCTGTTGCAAGGATATGGTTGTAGCAAGATTACTGGCTCGAATGAATTTCTTATAAAAAAAGATGTAACTTTTTTCGGTTTCTGTATGATTCCGAAAGTGGGGAGATGAGTGCTTTTTATATCTTCTTGACATAACTATAAGCCGCTATTTTATGTTGCATTATAAAAACCACATGGAACAAACCACTACCATGTACCAACATTATTCTTTGTCCATATGTAGAGGAGTTTAAAGGATGCATCAATTCTATGAGCTTGCATATAGATGCACTTATTTTTCTTTAGAAACGATAAATGAAGCCTATGAAAGATCCTTAGAGGTGCTGTCGGAAACAGGTTCCACTCCACCAGTAAAAAACCTTCAAGCAATGAATTTACAAAGAATGATTCATGCAGTTGGAATGTTTTCAATTTTTGAAGCACATCTGCAAAGGGGACTCAATTGCAAAAATGGTTTTAAGGAAGCTGAGTCAATACTTGATGAAGCTGGTCAAGGTACTTTAAAAGAAGATTTCCATAACTGTTATCTTGCCATCAACGCCTTAAAACATGGAGATGGAGCGAGTTATGATAAGCTTGTTGGTAAAATTAGCACGCTCAATTTTGTTGTAGAGACACCCACAACACCAACGTTTGAAGAAGGTGATGTTTCCGGCGTTATTGGACTTGTAAGAGTCGACGATGCCTTTATCGAGAACTGCCTTGAACTAATTAAAAATGTCTCTGAATGCATTGCGGCACAACGCCCTGGTTTTTATCTTTGATATAGCAATATAACGCACATTGAAAAGTCCGCTTAACATTTCAAGCGGACTTTCATCCTGCTTATAGCTTAGGAAAATCGCCCGCAGGCGCTAAATTTAGCTTCAGTTACTAGATTTTTTATTATAGCCTCGTGCTTCTAAATTGAGACTTTTAATTTATTCAGCCGCTCCAATATCCGGAATAGCCAATTGCCCTGCAAGTTCTGCAACAGCGGCGCGCAACATGCGGATATTTTCCCACGATGATTTATCAGCACGCTCCACCAGCTCGATAAACTCCGCCATGGTCATTTCGGTATTCAGGCGCGTCTCGATGGCTACTGAACTGAAGCGGTTGAACTTATCCATAACTTCCGCAGCGTCCAGATCGGGATACTGAGTGGTCACCCACGCTTTCAGTTCCGCGTTCTCCAGCTTTTTCTGCTTCAGGCGCTGTGCTTTGGCAAGAATCTCCGCCGGCACTACCACTACCGTTGGATTTTCGAAAGAGTCAGCCGACCAGGTGTGGGCGTAACGCGACTCCTGAAACGGGTAAATGTCTTTGTCACCAAACATCGCAGCGGCGCAGGCCCAGACTTCAATGCCACTTTGCTCAAGGATGCCAGCGCGGGTAAGCGGCATGTTTTCGTCATACTGGCTATCAGCGTTAACGATCGGTTGAGAGGCGCCGGCGGGAATGCCTGAGCGGTATTCGGTAATGATGGCCATAACTTCTTCAATGTGGCTCAGGTCGATAAGCAGCGCGCCTTTACCCTCTTCGGCTTCGCCTTTCTGAGCGTCACACAGCAGTTCCACCAGGCGACGGGCGCGGGCGGCGCTGAACTGCGGCATCGCATCGGCTTTCGTCAGTTTCTTCTTACCGGTCGCCTTAGCCTTTTCCAGCTGCGACTTGGCGACACTCCCAGCCTTCACACCATGCTCGCGCACCAGCGCCACTGCAGTAGTCGCCGCGACCTCTTTGTTTTTCACCATGGCGATCAGCTCGTCACCGGAGGTAAGCAGCTGCAGGTGATGCTCCACGTCAGCAATAGAGCGCTTCACCTTCTTCGCTATCTCTGCCGGTTCCATGCCCTGATTACTCATGCGCTGGTAAGCTGCCGCACGTTCCAGCGGTTCCAGTGCGCGCCCCTGGCTGCTCGTGACCATGAAGGCGATGCGATCGGCCTCGGAGCCTACGAAATCTTTGCACTCCAGGCGGATGTCATAACCTGCTTCTTTCGCCAGCAGCGCGCCGTGATAGCGGTGATGACCGTCGATGATCTTAATGCCCTGCTCAGTGACCTGCACAGCGAGCGGAGGCACGTGTTCACCGGCGATGAAGGCATCGCGGAATTCTTCGACGTGGGTTTGGTCAATCTCTCGAATGTTGTAACCACTTTCGACATAGAGCTCATCGACGCCCAGAAGATAAGTTTTGCGGGTGGTGATGTTGGTTTCGGTCTTTGCTTTGTTGTCGTAGATTCTTGCTAAGTTAGTCATTTGGTTGCCAGCTCCCAGGACAGGGTAACGATCAGCGCGGCGATCATCAGGGCCGCAGTGCGAATGCTTTGGTAAAAAATCACGTTGCGCTCGTAATGGCGCAGCACACGGGCTTTCATCAGATGCCACCCCACGCGTCGGCGCTCGGCTTCGGCCTTAATGCTTTTGCTTTCTGCATGCACATCCGCCGGCGCGCTACAGCCTGATCACGAAAGCGAGGCTTAGCCGTGGCGTCCATCGCGTTCAGCCATACCGTTGCCGCTCGGCTCCAGCAGTTGCGAGCCTGAAGGGACATTGCCAGCTTGCTCAGGCGCGCGTATTCGGCGTCGACAGCCGTTGCCTCTTCAACCCGGTAGTAACGGAATTTCACGTCCAGATAGACTTCGCCCATTGCCACCAGCGTTTTTCCTGCTTCGCGTACAGTTCGCACGTTAGCCTTCATCCCCTTCGCCAGTTCGGAAGCTGTCAGGCCCGGATGCTCTTTCAGGTACGCCAGAATCATTTGCTCAGTATTCATCGTTGCGTCTCCTGTTAAGCGCCACGGAAGCCATGCGGGATTGCGTAATCAGCAGATGGCACGGCAGTGATGTCACGCTGCCCACCAGCTTTGGGTAGGTCGTTCGCGCGATCTTCCTTGACGGCCAGATAGCAGCGCTCGGTAATCAGGTAATCGAAATTCTTTTTGCGCCAGGTGCGCCCTGATGCGTTATCTGCTCTGTTCTCACACATCCAGCGGCAGTTCTTCGCGATATAACGCAGGTAAGCAACCCAGCGTTCTTGAGTGAAATCGAACTTACGCCAGAACGTGCGCAGCTTTTCACGGCGGCTGTCGGTGAGTTCAGCTACGCGAGGCATTTCAGGGATTATTTCGTGGTAGGCAGATAAAACAGATTGGTAATCCATTTGGGGGTGTTGTTGGGCAGGCGTAGCCTGTCGACCATCAGTAACACTCTGTAAGTTACACTCTGTATTACACTCTGTATAAAGATAAGATTCCGCACTTCCACGGTTTCCATCATTCCCGTTAATCGCGTTTCCCAATCCGTGCTTCTGCGTTTTCAATCCCGCAGTTTTACGTTTGCCATTCCGCACTTTTACGGAATCAGATTTATCAGGAAAAACTACTGAAATCAGTGCGTCGCCGTTGATACGGTAGTGCTTAATAGGTGTCCCATTCACCTTGCGGGAGCAAGTTTCAATGACGTCAGGAAAGTATTTACTGATTAGTTTTTTTACCAGCCGTTCGGTTTGGTCTTCACTGAGTTCAACCTCTTCCCCTAACTCCTTATGGCTCTTGTAAAACCAACCATCTGCCCCGCCAAATGCAGACCAAAACACCAGATTGCTCAGAACGGCAGAAAGCGCATGAGCCTGCTGATCTTCGCGAAAAAGCTTCAGGTAGGGACGAGGCAGAACGATGACGTTTTTTTGCCCAGACATTGCCTGAACGATGTCGAATGTTTTACTCATGTTCGCCCTCTACTTCCCTGAAGTTGCGCTGAAACTGGTCAAGTGGACTGAAGCACTCGCCATGTTCGTAGTTGTCGCGCAGATAGATGACGCGGTTCGTTTCAGGCTCCCAGCGAACGACACGGACGATAACGCCGCGCTTGTCTTTGAACCTTCGGTTGAGTTCGCGCATTTCGTTAACCCCAGTTGGCGGTGTGACTCACCCACAGCCCACTCTACAAAGCTGTGGTTCACCTCTTCGCTGCATCCGGGTACATTAAGCACATACCGCAGCGGCTCCTGATTGAAACGGCCACCAGCCGACGGCAGGCACCTAAATTGCGGAACAGGATGGAATCTGTTTAAATTGACCATGCGATTATTTCTCCACACCAAGTGATTTGGTCGCAACTGAACGCTCCGGGCTGCAACCTGGGGCGTTCGCCTTATCTGGCGGGCAAAAAACGCGATACAGCAACGTCAGATGCTCCTGCCACTTAGCCATTACCTGATAGCTGTTCTCCTCAATCTGCTCCCTTTCAGCCGCATCAATCACGCCATCCTCTGTGGCTTTACGCAGATAGGCTGAATGCTTGCCGATCCACTCAACCGACTCCATTAGGCGCTCGTTGATGTCGGCGTTATCAACATCCTCGATCTCAACCATCGGGACATTTACGCTGTTCGACTGCCGCGAAACCGCGTCAGCGATGTATTTCGTGCCGCTGGCCTGTTGAAGAACCATCGCCCAGCCCATAGGGAATATCTGGTCGCCCTCAAGACGCAGGCGGTTAAAGAGCGCGTTCTCTGTGATGCCCAGCCATTCAGCTGCTTCCGCATAACCGCCAGGCATACTGGTAATGGTTTTACGGATTGCAGCAACAAGCCAGGCTGGTTGCTTCTCTATTTGCCACTCAGGTTTACCCACGGCTAAGCCCTCTCTACTGTGGTTTCGCTACGGATGGCGTAGCTGTTAAAGTCTCGGTGCTGGTCAGGTAGCGCTGGGGATAAAGAATTTCCAGCTCGCTGATCTCGCCTTTAAAGAACAAAGCCAGGCGCTCTGCTACATCCAGTGATGCCACCTGCAGACCGCGTTCAATACGGCTCAGGTTGCCTACATCCAGATGGATGGCGCCGGCTACTTCACTTAGTGTTCTACCTTGCGACTTACGCAAGTTTCGTAACGGTGAAGACATTTTTAACCTCCTTAGTTGCGTAATTCGCATATTATTTCATGCTAGCGGATTGCGCAAGTTAATTTGCGTTTCATGCAAACCAGCCATTAAATAGGCACATGAACATAGGAAATCGAATCAGAGAATTGCGGCTTGCGCGTGGGCTGACAATGAACGATCTGGCTGATGCCGTAGGCGTCGATCAGGCGAACATTTCACGCCTTGAAACAGGAAAGCAAAAATCCTTTACCGAACAATCGCTTAATAAAATAGCAAATGCGCTAAATGTGAGCCTCGGTGAATTATTTATTCCCTCCGACCCAAAAAATACTGTATATAATAACAGTAAGGATATGGTTAAGGTTATACAAGGGGGGGATGTGTATCGTGTGGATTTGCTTGATGTAAATGTAAGTGCTGGCCCAGGAGCCTTTGTTGGTAGTGACATTATCGATGTCATTCGCTCTATTGAGTACAACACTGAGCACGCCAAGAACTTTTTCGGCGGTAAGCCTGCGACTACGGTCAAGATGGTTAATGTCCGCGGTGACAGTATGTCGGGCACTATCGAGCCAGGAGATCTGGTTTTCGTAGATGTTTCAGTAAATCAGTTTGATGGTGATGGCATTTATGTGTTTGGTTTCGATGGGAAAATTCACATAAAGCGTTTACAGATGGTTCCCGATAAAATCGTCGTCATTTCTGACAATACCCGATACCGTGACTGGTTCATTGATGAATCGAATGAGCATCGCTTTTATATTTTCGGCAAGGTCATGATCAGCCAGTCGCAATCCTTCAAACGACACGGCTAACCCCTCCTTACAAGCCCGATAAGCCCGGTTCTGCCGGGCTTTTTTGCGTCTTAAACATTTATTGTTTGCAAATAACGCATTTTAACACTTGCGTTATATGCATATCCGCATTATTGTTTTCCTCATCAGCGGTTACTTTACGGATTTCGAGATGAGAATGGTCAAGAACATGAGCAACACCAAGCTTTGGGACCTGATCACTTTTCTGTACCTGTTCCCAGATGCCGAGCTGGTTTGCGATGGGGATATGGGGATCGTGTTGTTGGAGTGCTGTGTCGATAGCCCGGCAGCGATGCCGGTTTTTTGATGGAAGACGGTGTGTTGTTTGGCGGTTTCTTCAGTTCGCAATCTGATTACGCCGCCCTCTTTTTCACAATGAAAAGGGCATTTGCAAAGCGGGTGTTTTCGAACGCTTAGAGACGTGGAGTGAATGCCCTCCTCATTGTGG